CTGGTATCACTACTGAAATCGTAGGAGATACAACACCTCAGTTAGGTGGTGACTTAGATGTTAATGGAAATGACATAACCGGAACTGGAAACATTAACCTTACTGGTATTATTACTGCAACCGATGCAAATTTAACTGGTATTGTTACTGCAACTGATGGATTTACAAGTGGTACTGGTGGACCTGTAGAAATTAGTGTAGTTGGTTCTACATTAACCCTCAATGTTGTTGGTGTTGGAAGTACAAGCTTGACACTTATCTAAAATCTCTTTCTTATAAGACACTTGACAGCAGCATCTAAGTGCTCTATACTACGAGGAGGAACAATCTCCTCTTTTTTATGAAATCTTATCGAGAACAACAAAGGGAACGACTTTCTGATTCAATATTTGAATACTTGTCTGACGAAAACATTACAGCAGATGAACTTATCTCTGAATTTTATGATGAAGTCAAAGAAACATTTGATTACTTTGATAAGTATGCAAAAAAATGCAAACAAGTTATAGATAAACTTCCTAAGAAAGTTGTACCTGCTGATGATTATTCCCACTCAGAGCATTATTATGATCATGGGAGAAATAAAACTTACGATGAAATGATTGCTGAAGGTTATACAATGTCTGGTGATGGATTTTGGATGCCACATGAAGAAAAAAAGATTTCAGATGCACAAAAACAAGATTGGGAAAAATTTTGGGGGGAAATAGAAATTATTTGACAAAACTACATCTTATGATGTAAAATTATACGAACAATTTAAAAGGTATTATGGCTCTTAGCGAAAAAGTGTCCGAAAATTTAAAAGAAGCAGAGGGAAGTCTTCGAAATGCTCTTCATTGGGCAGCAAAGAATGAAAGACCTTTAGTATGCAAACAGATTTCAGATTTAATTCACACGATTGACCAAATTGGTTCTTTTGATGGAATTATTGACATGCTAGAAAATCGTAAACCTGGAAGTAGAGGAAACTTTGGAATTACTTTTGATGATGATGATGAATGAAGTAAATTAAATCTAAAGATAGAATTAACACACTGGACTTTTTGGTTAAATAGTGTTAGGATTTCCTAACACTCACAGATAAGAATGACATTACCCAGAAACGGATACTCAGAACTCACAACAGAAGAACATCATGAATTGAGTTTGTTGAAAAACGCAATTAAAGAAAATCCTGCATCCGTTCACTATGAAAAAATGGAAAGATTTGCTGATTTGATGGTTAGGAGTCTAGGGGTGTGCCAGACACCAGAGTGACCACTGAGACCCCACTGGGGTCTTTTTTGATGTATTATATCTGTAGTTAAGACAAAACCATGCTTTACGAAATTAAAGTTAGTCCTGGTCCGAATAGTAAGTCTTTTCAGTATTATACTGAAACTGTTGAAGCATTAACATCACATGATGCTGTTGCTAGAGTTCAGAGAAGTAATCCTGGTTGCAATGTTTATTGCATGAACTCATACAATTCTCCTAAAGAAGGAAGTTCTGGTTTAGATTTCAGTGACATTGGAGGTTCTGCACTTCTGATTGCTTTTCTTTTGTTGCTTTGGGGAGTTATTCAGTATTGGCACATCATTCTTCCGATTAGTATTATTGTAGGTATTCTGTGTGTTATTGGTTGGTTTGCGAAGGAGGATTGACATAATACATAATATCACTTAAAATGTTCATGTAATTTAATTGATTTAATGGCACAAAAATTTCTATACATCGTGGATCATTTTGAACCATTTCCAAGGTCAGAGTATGGTGGTTTGTGGAATGTAATCGCAGACAATGATGAAGAATGTTTTGATTTGATTTTAGAAGAAAATGCTCACCCTGATGAACAGTATCACATCAATCTTCGTTGGAACATTGAGAAGGCTACTATTTTCACTTTAGGTGAAGAGAGTGGTACTTCTCGTGTAGTTGAATATTTTATTACATGATGTCCTATAACCCCCAAGTTGATGATTATGTAAAATGGGATCGTAAGCAAAGTCGCTTTACTGATGAAGGGTGGGTTTATTTTAAGTGTGCAGACTACATTACAATTGAAGTTGGCACAAAAGATAAACCAGATTGCTTAGTAGGTATTCACAAAAAAACACACATTCTTGTTGTTTGCCACTCATGCTATTGGGGTGATTTGGAATACATAAAGAATAGAAGAACTCCTGAAGATGAGTAAAAGTTAATGTCATAAGTATAGAGTTTATTAGAAATAAATAGTAAAATAGTAAACGGAAAAACTTATGTCTAGATTTGGAGATCTTGTTAAAGGAAAAGCAGCACCTGCTCCTTCTCCTGCACCTGTTGTAGAACCAACTCCAGCACCTGAACCAGTTGTTGAAGAAGTTGTTGTTGAAGAACCAGTAAGAGCAAGAGATGAAAATGGACATTTCATCCCTAATGATCCTTCAACTCCAGAAAATGAAGCATGGGTAGGTGGAATTGCCCCTAAAACATCTAAAAAATCTAAAAGATCTAGGAGATCTAAAAAATCTGAAGAATGATTTCAAAAAGAGTTAAAATAGAACCGGTTACAGAACCTTTTCATAAAACCTTTCCTTTCGGTCTAAGTTGGACTGTGAAGCAAGGTAAAAAAGAACTTGAACACTTTGCTTATTTTCCCTATGAAGACTATAGATCAAGATATATCCAACGATACAAATCTGAAGGTGGAAGAAAATTCAAAAAGTTCAAAACTAAACCAAGATCGTGAATGGATTGATGATGCATTTTGTGTTGAGAAAGGTTTTGTTTTGTGGAAAAGTATCCGTAAAGATACTGGAGAAGATTTTTTATTTGGTATGACTAAACAAGCAGTTATTGAAATGACCAGATTTCATTTGAAATGTGAACAGGAAAACACTTTATATCTTTACACAAGAGTAGTAGGATCAGCAATTTCTAGTATAGACTTATGAACAAACCCTTATATAAAATTGAAGAAGAGGGAACTAATGGATGGCATCTGTTAGAAAATTATGAAAATCTTACTAAAGATAGATGTTCTGAAATTTGGTCTGTACTTATAGTAAAAGGATACAATCCAAACCGATTAAAGATCGTAAGAACTTCCTGAACAGTTCTAATCTATAGATAATGATTCGTAATACAAAACCAATTATTTGCAGAAAGGTAAGAACTTATGGCAAAAGGAAATACCAAAGATATATATACAATTTCTGATATATTGGATTCAACTCCCATCTCTGGAAACACTTTGGTGAAGAATTTTGTAAATAGATGCAAGGAAAATTTGGATGCTAAAAAAGATCAAAAAGAAACAAAAAATTTCATTACAAGTTTAAAATCGATTTCTAATGAAATTTTTTGTTTTAAATCTAATGATAATGAAAATACGCAAATCTGTTTATCTAGAAAATTCTCAGAAAAAAAAATAAAACCCTCTGTAGATAATAAAACAACAATAGCAAAAAATAATTTAAAAAATTTGATAAAAAAGGTTAGTGGGTATTCGGATCAAGAATTAAAGGAAAATGATTTTTTTAATTTTAATGAAGAAAGTGTAGGGAAAAAGACAACTTTAAAACAAGAATTTGTTTGCTTTGCAATTCATTATTTTTTTAGAAATCCAAGAAATACAGTATATGACTTTCTATATCATTTACAATCAAATAAAAATATTTCCATTGGAGATCCATCAAAGCTGAATATACAATCAAAAACAGATTTGAATAGATTTAAAGTATTTGCATATGATATGAACTATGCCTATATTGCAGATGCTGTTGGAGTATCAAAAACAATTATTGCACAAAAATCTAATTTAAATCTTAAATCTAACCTAAGAACGTATGTTATTGGGGAAGAAACTTCATGTGAGCATTTGAAAAATAATCCTTTTAAAATTATTAAAGAAAATGAAACTTCGTATTATTCAAAACCAGATAAATTAACAACTGCTGACATATTTCTATACGATACGAGTGATAAGAAATTTTATAAAGATGCCATAGGTTCTTTTAGGAGAAGAACGTTAACACACGAACAATATAGAAGTTTTATTAACAAATCTTTTACTGAAGGTGCAATAATTCCAATATCACTAAAACAACTAAAAAATGAAAAAAAAGTTGATCTGAATTCAAACTTTGTAACTACAGAAATAAAAGTTATAGGATCATATGATCTAGGTGAAAAAAAGAGTCATTTGGAAGATGATTTTATGAAATCTGCGGTTGAATTATTTTCCACAAAAAATAAACAAGATTTTTATAAAAAATTAAATTCTTTAATTGATATTGATGTTAGTAGTGCAAAACTTGCAACTGAAGGAACAACAGTTGAATTTTATGCAAAATTTAGTCCAAGTTCTACAGATGGACTTGGTGGGTTGCCCTATATTCAATCTGGTAGAGGTCAAAAATATAAATTGTGGATGACAGTTGGACAAATACACATAATGCCAGAAAAATCTCATTCTGCATCAGGATTGGGTGGAATTAGTAGAGAATCTCTTTTTGAAAATGTAATAAAAAAATTACCAAAAACTACTACATTTTTAAACAAACTAATAAAGTGTAGGCGGGAAGCTTTTGGTAAATATTATGACACTATTCCAGAGTTAAAACAGAAAAAAATGTTGACTGGAGGATCTTTTACTGCAAGTTCTAACTCAGAATTTGCCAAAGTTTTTAATCAGTTACCACCTACTGAATTATATAATTATCTTTTTAAATATGTTGATAAAATGCAAAAAATGATGAAAAGGGGATTTCCGAAAATGACAAGACAGCAATTTATGAATCAAAAACAAGCATATCTGGCGCATAAAATGTCTCAAATAGAGATGATATTTTATATTCTTTCCAATAATAATATAGTTAAAGATTGGATAAAAAAATCATTTATAATGAGCATATATGCAACAGTTTCTGCAACTGGAACAATTATCTTTGATGGGAAAAATATTGACTTAAAAAAGTTTGGTCGAAGTGGCATAAAACAAACATCTAGATTAAACCCCATGTACGTCAAAATTGGGTATTGACAAACCCATTCCCCTGTGCTATGGTATGGAAGCAAGCAAAGTTCTTTGATTTTTAGTATGACTATTTCGAGAGCAGTAATGAAACTGAGTATTGTCCTCGATGGTGAAGAGGAAGTAATTAAAGAAGTTGATTTTGACGAATTTGTTGATTCGAGTTTTGAGAATGACGAAACTGGAGAACTGCAATTAGAAGATCTTAAATACTACATTATTGAAGAATTTGTTGAAAATTATCTTAAAAAATCCACTTAAATAACTGTCACACCACCTCTTCACAGGGGTGGTTTTTTATTGTATAATAATCCCATAGATTACCACACATCACTTGACTATCACTCTTCGACCACAACAAGTAATGGCAGTTGATGCCATGCACACTAATCGAAAGGGAATGGTCATAGTTCCGACTGGTGGAGGTAAGACGCTTTCTATGATTACTCATGTTAAGAACATTTTTGCATCTAATGATGGTGCTAAAACTATTGTTGTAATCGTCAGTCCTCGTATTCTGCTTGCTCAACAACTTTCCTCTGAGTTTCTTGAGCAGATTGATGATGCTGCTGTGATGCATGTTCATAGTGGTGGAACTTCTCACTTTAGTAGCACTAAACCTAACATTATTCACAACTGGTCTGCACAAGCATACAGTAAGCAACTTATCTTCACTACTTATCATTCTCTGCATCGTATTCAGGAAGCAGGTCTTAATGTTCACACCATTCATTTCGATGAAAGTCATAACTCAGTCAAGAAAAACTTTTTTCCTGCTACCAAGCATTTCTCTACTAATGCTAACTTTTGCTTTTTCCACACTGCTACTCCCGTTTATTCTGCAACTAATAACAAACCCGGTATGAATGATGAGCAAGTTTATGGTCAGGTGATTTGTAAAGTTCCTGCTCCTCAACTTGTGAGTGGTGGATTTATTGTTCCTCCACAAGTCAGTGTAAAGAGACTTGAGATTAACTCCTCTAACGTCTTTGAGAGGGACTGTAAGCACCTTCTGGAGACTATTGAGGGTGAATGTATCCATAAGGGTCTAATCTGTGCTAAATCGACAAAACAGATTGTTGGATTGATGTCTAAATCCAGTTTTTCTCAGGAGATGCAGGAGCGTGGTTATTCTGTTCTTGTGATTACATCTAAGACTGGTGCGATGATTGATGGCAAGAAAGTCAAGCGTGAAGTATTCTTTGATACTCTAAATGCTTGGGGTAAGGATAATGATAAGAAGTTTGTTGTTCTTCATCATTCTATTATCAGTGAAGGTATTTCTGTAAGTGGTCTTGAGGCAGTTGTTTTTATGAGGAATATGAATTACATTGGACTTCTACAAAGTGTTGGTCGCACACTTCGACTTCATCATGAAGATGCTGCTGATATGAAGTCTGGTGCTATTCCTGCTGGGCAGTATCAACTTTACCGCAAATCATTTGGCAAGGTGATTATACCTGTCTCTGGTGATAGTGATAAGGTTGGTATTGCAACTGCAAAGAAAGTCCAAAAAGCACTTGATGTTGTATTTGAGCAGGGTGAAGTGTGTGAAACTATTATCAAGAGGTGATTATGTCTAAAGGATTTACTGTTGGAAACTGGAATGACCCTTTGAAGTTTTATGCTGCTATTCCTTTGGCAGGAAACAAAAATAAAATTGTCATTATTCACAAGGGTCAGCAACTCAAAGTATGTAGGAATGAGCAGTCTGCCCGAAACTTTATTGATCGACATAAAAAATCAAAGAGTGTTGGAGAGTTGCCCCTCTAAAAATAGCCCACTTTGAGATTGTCACTTAGATGTAAGCATCAAACTAATGAACGACTTCTTTGAAAAAGATCTTCCTGGTGAGATCCTTGACCTGACTGATGAAACAATCAATCAACTTCTCAATGAGGATGAACCCAAAAAGTTCAACTTCGATGAGTATCTTTCTGTAAACTATGACTACTGATTTCTAATGTATTTTCACGACATTCTCCGCCAAATGCAAGACCTTCGCAAAGCATGGAAGGTTCAAGATTTTAGATATACTAAAGAACAAAAAGAGCAGTATGAAATGCTTCTTGCACTTCGACGTGCTCGTGTAGAACAATTTTATGAAGAAGGTCGTGTCGCCACAACAAAAACAAAAACTACCAAAAAAGTTGTTGTTGAATCTAAGGAAATCAACTAATGAAACACCCACTGACTGACGAGATCATCGAAGAGATTGCTGAAGATATGTTCTACTACGACTATTCTATTCCAATCTTTAGACAAGATATGCGAGCCGCTTATGACAAAGGTCGTGAGGAAGGTCATGTTGAAATGTTAGAGGCGGTATCTCGTTGGACTAAAAGACATGCTTGGTCGTACATGGAACAGTGCCAGTATGAAGACGACCACGAATTTAATGATTCAAAGTTCATTGCAAATCTCAAAAAAGCAATGCACCCAATGAGGACTCATGATGACTGAACACCCACTAACTGACGAAATCTGCCTTGAAATAACTAATCGCCCTTACATGATCGATACACGAAAGGATGACATGTGTACCGCTGCTGATTGGCAGTTGGAGCAGGTTATTGAGTGGTTGCGAAAAAATCTTGATGAAAGATACGTCTACATCGAATTTGATGATGGAGATCTTCTTGCTCCTGGGATAGATGTACAGAGTGTCGTTATCGACCTCAAGCAAGCAATGCGCCCAACAACAACACAGGAGAACTCATGAAAATCAATTTCTTCAATCTCTTTGTAGTTCACATCTACAAGTTTGAGAAAAAAAGTGAATTCACTTTTTCTGTTCCTGGTAATTTACTAATAGGCAAAGCCTATGTGGACAACTGATGAAACCTATGATCACTATTTCGTTAACAAAAGAAGAAGCTATCAATCTTACGAAGATTCTTTATAGCAGTTATTGCGATGACAAAGATGGTAGTTTCAAGGATCGATTGTTAGATGATCTTGTGGATCTTCTAGAAGTAAAACCGTGGGATCTATAGGAGGACAACTGATGAAAATGACTATTCCATTGGCATTGCTCATTATGGTGGCAATTTCGGTGTGGTGGCTTCCACAACAATGGCAAGCATGTGGTCGTCTTCATGACAACATTCTTGCACAAATCATCTGCTTTACATCTCATGACTGAACACCCACTGACTGACAAAATCCTAGACAAGTTTGGAACGGACGACCAGCAATTTGCCTTTGAACTGGCCACGAAATGGGAGCCGACAAGGATTTATCTTGACGATGACATGCGTTCCGCTGCTGATTGGCAGTTGAAGCAGGTGATGAAATGGTTAGACGAAAACCTCAGCAACTACACCGACGATGATTACCTCGGTGACCTTTCGCCTTTGTACAAATTAGAGAGTGACTTAAAGAAAGCAATGCGATCACAGGAGAACAACTAATGAAAGAAATCACACTTGAAGAAGCCCTAAAGCTTGTTAGTTTTTATCACAGGGGTGCCTAATGAATTTAATCACTTGTTCAGGATGTGGCGTTGTTTACGATGCTGACGTCCTACCTTTTCCAGAAGATGTATGGAAAGATGATGGATACGGAGACGGAGGAGAGACGATTGATGACACTAAAGCAGTATACGATGCTTACTATGGAGGATACTTTCCAAAAGTTGATTGTCGTGTTTGTGGAACTGCTATTCAAAGTAAAAAGAAGGCGTACTAATGACCAAACAAATCACACTTGAACAAGCCCTAAAGCTTGTAAGTTTTGAATGGGTCGAACGGGGGTTCTGGCGAGTCCTCGATGTCGGCAGTGTCCATGGCAATGTCCGTGGCTTCATCCGTGGCGATGTCCTTGGCGATGTCGATGGCATTGTCAATGGCAGAATCAACAATCGCGAGTGGAAGTTTGTTGAAACACCTAAAGAGAAACTTCAACGTCTCATTGAAGAATTAGGCAACCAAGAACTAATGGAAGCATTCAACCAAATGGAGAACAACTAATGACACACCCACTGACTAACACTTTCTAAACTGTCACTCCATCCCTTGTTTTCAGGGGGTGGGGATGTTATTATAATAAATAAACCATAAGGGTTTTAGTTATACCAATGTCCATCTCTTTTTCTCATTTTAAGATACTTTGCACTGAAGCATTGGATCGCACTGATTTAGGGTCAATGACTGTAAAAAAGGAGAGAGATCCTCAGTCACGTCGCAAAAGTCCTGCTGAAATAAAGAGAACTACAACAACGATTGATCCTAAGACTGGAGAAAGAAGAACATCTCCTGTTGTTCAGAAAACCAGAAAAGATATCGGTCAGAGTAGAGAAGCAGGAACATCTACAGCACAAATTGGTGCAGTAGATCGTAGCATTAGTCCTGAAGAAAGATCAAAAAGAGCAGCAGCGGCAGCAAAAGAAGAGAGAAGAAAAGCAGCAGAAGCAAGAGCAAAAGCAAGGAAATCTGGCAGTAGCAGTGAATCAAAACCTGCCGCAAAAC